AACTTTCACGCGATACTCTCTATGCTGCTTCTTCTACCCTTTATGGTGAAGACCGCTCATCTGTATCGTCTGCTGTTAACAACTGGTATGGCTATGGAACCTTTGCGGCCAACCGTGCTGGAATGACCGGTGCCGCTTATTTGACACCTCACGTCATTAAGGACACTGTTGAGACCCTTGCTACCAAGAACATCCCAAGGTTGGGCGAAACCTACGTGTGCTTCGTGCACCCTCACCAGAGCCGTACTCTGCGTGATAACCCTGAGTTCATCGAAGTAACGAAGTACGCCGCTCCCGGCAACTTCATGCTCGGTGAAATCGGACGTCTGTATGACGTTGTGTTCATTGAGACCACTCAGGTTCTCAAAGTCACTGGTGGAGCCGGAACCAACTACACAACAGATACCGCTGTTGCTAACCCAGTAGTTGTTCCCGGTGGAGGTTACACAACTCCTGCAACCCTAACAGGTAATGGTCTTTCTGACCGCTATGCCGCAATTATGATTGGTGACAACGCCTTTGGTCACGCTATCTCACTTCCAGTTGAACTCCGCGATGGCGGTATTCTCGACTTCGGCCGTGAGCACGCATTGGCTTGGTACTCAATCTTCGGTCTTGGCCTTATTACTGACCAAAGCGTAGTAATAATCGAGACCAATTAGCCTAAACAGTGGTAAGATTCTCCTAGCAGGTAAATAGCCTGCTAGGAGGTCTTACACAATGGCAGTAGTTCATAAAAAAGAACAATGCCCGCAAGGGCACAAGTACACAGAAGAAAACTCATACATAGATAAAAACGGCTATAGACACTGTAAAACTTGTCGTACTAAGACGATGAGGCTTCGCAGAGAACATAACGTAAGAGTTGGACGAGGAGTAAATAACTCCTCTAAAACCGAGTGTCCCAAAGGGCACCCCTATGATGAAAAAAATACAATTACATACTTAAAACCTAATGGCAAATCAAGACGATGCTGTAGAGCGTGCGCTAGAGCCAACATGGTAACCCAAAACGTCAAACGTTACGGACTTACTAAAGAAAAGTTTGAAGCACTACTAGATAGCCAAAACTCAAGATGTGCCATTTGCAAAGGAAAATTCTGGGACGAGGTATCCTCGCCTCACATTGACCACGACCACTCTTGCTGTAACGAGCAAATGGCTTCTTGTGGAAAGTGTGTTAGAGGACTCCTTTGTAGAGGGTGTAACCAAATGCTTGGTTGTGCCAAGGACGAGGTTAATACCTTAAGTTCAGCAATTAAGTACTTAAAGTCAGGAGTTCTGACTTTCTAACCGAGACACTAAATAGGAGAATCTAATGGCATCAAAGCCCAACGATGTAACCGGCCGCTTGCGCGACAAGTTAGCCACAGAAGCACTAGAGAAGCAGCAAGAAGCCGCTAACCAAATGTCCATGGCCACGGCCGAGGCAAAGGTAAATCTAGAAACCCAAGTCATTGACGCCACCCAGCCCTCGCGTCAAACAATTATTGTTGATGACCCAATTACCCTTGGTGCAGAGGACGAGTCAACAGTTGAAATTCGTGTAGTACAAGACCTAGATAACATGACCCTAGGTAAGGGCAATAACTACAGTTTTAAAGCAGGTGTTAAGTACAAGGTAACAAAACTTGTTGCACAGCACCTAAAAGAAAAAGGCTACCTCGCAGGAGTGATTTAATCTTCATTCGCGGTAAAGAGCGACGGGCGGCCTAACAGCCGCCCTTTCGTTTGGGCAGATTTTTTTAGAAAATTCCGAGACCATTGAGTCTGTAGCGTGAGGAGTTTTTGGTGGCCCTTTTAGCAAACCTCATTTCAAGAGTTCGCCTTGAGATAGGTGATTCAGAGTCCCAATTTACTTTTACGGCCACAGGTGACGGAAGCACAACAGCCTTTCCTATAGGTAAATACCCTATAGACCCTGCCACTTTATACATAACTGTTAATGGCACTGCCCAACCTACACCGGCTAATTACACTTTAGAGGCCAATCTAGGCATTGTGCACTTTGTTACGGCCCCGGCCGCGGCGGCCAACATTGTCATTACTGGTAACAACTTTCGTTACTTTACAGATGCTGACATAACTACATTCGTAAATGACGCTGTAACACAGCACACATACAACCGCACTGATTCTTATGGCTCGGCAGTTAACATTTATACGTTACCGCCCATAGAAGAGTATCCAATCGCTATCTTGGCTTCTATCGAAGCGCTGTGGGCGCTGGCCACTGACACGGCGTTTGACATTAACATTACCGCCCCTGACGGGGTTGTCATTCCTCGCGCACAACGCTTTCAACAGTTGTCTAACATTATTCAACAGCGTTGGGAACAGTATCGCTTGCTCTGCTCACAACTCAATGTAGGTTTGTGGCGGATAGAGATGGGTACTCTATTGCGTACCTCACGTACTACAAACAAGTATGTGCCAATCTACATTACACAAGAGATTGATGATTCCCGTAGACCGGAGCGCGTCTACATTAAGAACGACCTTACTGGCCGTGAGCCTCAACCTGTCTACAACCAAATCTACGACATTACCCTTTACCAAGGCAACAACTTTGCAGTTGAGTTTGATTTTCCATTTGACCTTACTGGGTATAACGTGGCCGCACAAATCCGTACCTATCCTAACGCGCCATCTCTTTATGCCACTTTTACTTGCGCTATTACCTCTACAAGTTCAACCCTTAGCAAGGTAACTATCTCCTTAACTAACTCCAATACTGAGTACATGCCTGTTCGCGCTTTTTGGGATTTGCTACTTACTTCTCAAACAGACCCTAACTACGCGCAGACGTACATCCGTGGAAACGTATTTACTTTACAGCAGGTAACGATTGTCTAATCCTTGGGACTACGATGATGATGGTGTTGTCCAAGCCATTACAGTCATTCCAAATGTCATTGGCCCTATCATTGTTGCGCCCGGAACCGGTGGCGCTAGGGGCCTTCAAGGTACAAGTGGAATTATTGGCTCCCAAGGTATTCAAGGTAACCAAGGTGTACAAGGACCAAATGCGGCTATAACTTTTTCCTCAACACCTCCAACGGCACCTTTGCTCGGAGACCGTTGGGTAGATTCTGGTTCTGGTGTTGAGTACACATGGGTATTTGATGGTGCTAACTATTGGTGGGTAGAGACAGACGCCTCTGGCTATGTTGGTGCTCAAGGGGTAACAGGTGTACAGGGACCTTTTGGTATACAGGGAGGCCTTGGCCCCCAAGGCATACAAGGAACCACAGGTGTACAAGGTCTATTTGGTATTCAAGGACTACTTGGAACCCAAGGCCCTATTGGCCTTCAAGGAGTTATTGGCACACAAGGCATAACTGGGACCCAAGGAGCCACTGGTACTCAAGGTCTTCTTGGCTTGCAAGGCCAACTTGGCGTGCAAGGTATACAAGGCACTATGGGTACTCAAGGAACTTTTGGTATACAGGGTACAACTGGCGCCGGCATTCAAGGGGCTACAGGTGTTCAAGGATTTTTTGGAGTTCAAGGAACTGCTGGAACTAGCGTAACTATCCTTGGCTCATACGCAACTTTGGCCGCATTACAACTTGCACACCCAACAGGTAACAATGGTGATGGATACATCATTGACCCTTATCTTTATGTTTGGCTTGCTGGTGCGTGGACAAATGTTGGAGTAGTTCAAGGTTCTCAAGGCGTTCAGGGAAATACTGGTTTACAAGGATTAACCGGAGCAGGGACACAAGGAATACAAGGTTTAACAGGGGCTCAAGGCCTAACCGGCACACAGGGTTTAACAGGTATTCAAGGCGTTACTGGTGCTGGTGTACAAGGCACTCAAGGAACTACTGGAACGCAGGGTTTAACAGGTACGCAGGGAAATACTGGTGCCGGTGCCCAAGGTATTCAAGGCACTTTAGGCTTACAGGGTTTACAGGGCACGGCACAATTAGGTATAGCAACCTACGTGCAGGTCTCTGCTCCTACCGTGGCCGGCGGAACGCCATACGTGTGGTGGCAGGAAACTTCTCTAGGTTCCGGAAACTACACACTATGGATTGCGGACGGTACATAAATGCCTTTAGTAAACCAGTTCGGTAACCTAGCACTAGACACGTCTATTGCTACTAACACGGCTGCCACTAACGCGCAAACTCCGCTTTTACAGACTTTACAGCGCATTGCTCAATTACTGAAGCCTCTTGGAGTTGTAACGGGCGGTGGTTCAAACCGCCTTAACGTAGACGTTAACGCGATTACAACACTTCCAACCTTGTCCAACGTCACCACGGTATCTACCGTCACCACAGTATCTACCGTCTCAACAATGACAAACCAAGCACAGTTGGGTGGCGTCAACGCTTTTGCTCAAATCCACGACATAAGCCGTGCTGGGTATAACCAAGCAATAAGAGGAAAGATAAGTTAAATGGCTAATACGTTATCAAACCAACTTGACCTTCCTTTTTGGGAACTTCTTAACCAAGCCCCTGTAGCCTCTTCTGCGCTTTCTGCTGTTTCTACTACTGAGTCTGGTATGGATAGGTACATTTACTATTACAACTCCACAACTCTTTATCGCTATGACACCTACAAAGACACGTGGCAGCAACTTGCCAACAGCCCCGCCGCGGCTTCAACTATCGTTGGAATTACACACACCCAACGCCGTGGAACTCATGGCCGTGTTCTAGCAGTACCGGCCGCAGTAACAGCAACAGTTACAGCGGCAACAGCAAGCGGAACTACTAGCGCCACGTACACTGCTACAAATACATTCTCTGTTGGACAGTACGTTGCTGTAACAGGAACAACCTCTAGCGTGGGTTCTTTTAACCTAGTTGGGTACGTTACGGCCGCAACAGGTTCCCAATTTACGATTGCAACTACTGTTACCGCTGGTTCTACTTATACATCTGGAGGAACTGCTACAGTCACTTCATTGACTATTGGCGGCCTGCGTTTGCAAAACCTTCAAGGTGAAACTTTGAGTTTTGAGTACGGAACTGGGCAAGGCCAATCGTTTACTATTGGAACAGTAACAGACACGATTGCAGACTCTGGAGTTATTACCGGAACAACGACCTCTACTCTTGTTGATTCTACTAAAAAGTGGCGTTATAACCAATGGGCTGGTTACACCGTTGGCATTACGTTTGGCACAGATGCCACTCAATACCGTCGTGTTATCTATAACGATACGACAACTCTTTACATTTCTGATTACAACCTTCAACCCCATGACCCTTGGGGCCAACAGGTATTTACAGCAACAGCGCCTTACGCACTTCCAGTAACAACTGCTGGTTCTCAGACTCATTACACAATCTCTTCCCAGACAGTAACTTTAAGCGCACCTTTCTCTATTACTCCCGATACATCTACATTTTGGACTACTAGAACAGGTGGCCTATACATGGTCACTTCTGCGGCCGCTACTCCATTCTTTAACTTTTATTACTACGACATTGCTAACGACCAATGGGCACAGAAAACAACGCCACAAACCTACCTTTTGGCTGCTCTTGCTGGTGACCAAGTTCTTGAACGTACAGGTAACGTATTGGCATCACCTTTGGTCTCCAAAGTAGGAGCCATCACTACTACAGCAAAAACTCTTACGGATGCTGGCCTTGCCCTAACTAATGACAGGTATGCAAACCACACTATCCAAATTACTGGTGACTCCACAACACCTGCCGCTATTGGACAAAAGCGCCGTATTGTTGCTCACTCTGCAACTACTTTTACAGTAACTCCCGCATGGACAACTACCCCGTCCACTAACGCTACTTACTCTGTCTTGCCTAACCTTGATAAAGTTTGGTTTATTCCGGGCAATAACTCTGGAATGTTTCAGTACGACGCAGTTACAGATAACTGGGCGCCTGCTGAAATTTTTGACCAAGGAGTCGCAACTAACATCTCTGCCACCCTTAACGGCTGGGCCCCTATTGGCGTTACATCTATTACAAGAATTGCATCAGGAGTAGTTTCAGTTAACCCTACTCCCGTAGCCGCAGGCTCAGGCTATGTAATTGGCGACATACTTACTCTATCTACTGGTGGTGCTGGTGCTCAAGTAATTGTTACCAGCGTTACTTCTGCCGGAGCAGTTAACTCAGTAACTCTTATTAACTCTGGAACAACTACCGGCTACACCGTAACAACATCCGCAACAACTGGTGGAACTGGTACTGCTTGCACTATTTCAATTACTGCTATTGGCCCAACTGCAAACGTAGTCACCGCATCTAACCATTTCTTTAAGTCTGGTGACTCTGTAACTATTGCCGGTTGTGCAACAGATACAACCTTTAACGCGGCCTTTACTGTTATTGGGCCTTCTGCTGTTAGCACTTTTAGCATCTCAGCGCCCTCTTCTACCGCAAGCCCAACAGCCACATCTTCTCAAGGAACAACTACGCTTGTAGATGCTTCTAAAAACTGGACTACTAATGAGCATGTCGGTCGTTTGGTAGCAATCTTTGTCTCTGGTATTAACCCAACAACTCAGGTTTCTTGGATTACGGCTAATACGGCAACGACGCTAACCCTTGCTTCTACAATTACCGCGGCCGTTAACGGAACTTCTAAGTATGTTCTTCACGATGCCAAATTGTTTGGTACGGATGACATGCTTAAAACTGCTGGAAAGCAGTACAACGGGTGGGCAACAAGCGGCTCTACAACTACGCTTGTAGATTCAACAAAGTCATGGACTCCCGGACAATGGGTTGGTCATTACTTTAAGATTGAAGCAGGAACTGGTTATGCAGTTTCTTCTACACGTATTGCTATTACAGCCAACGACGCCACATCCCTTACTTTTGCTACCCAATCGTTTACGCCAGACACAACAACTAAGTACGAAATTGCTGACTCATGGGGGCTTGTAACAACTGGCACATCTACTACAGTATTTACTGATACTGCCCACAACTGGCCTGTAAACATTTATGCCGGTAAGCGCCTGCGCTTTACGGCAGGAACCGTTGACGTAGGGTATGAGAACACGATAACCAGCAACACCGTTAACACTATTACTCTTGGTACAGCGGCAGCCTCTACTCCTGTAGCAACAACGTCGGCGTATTGCATTATTGGTGCTCCTGCTCGTGTAACTGGAATTGAAATGCTATGGAACTGGGGCTCTACCGATACTGCCAAGACCGCTAGGTATTTTTATTCTCCGCGTGGTGGCGCTACTAACGGCGCTATTGACATTTACGACATACCTTCTGGTAAGTGGATTCTTGCGCCAATGACCCGTTCTCAATCAGAACTTTGGCAGTTAGGTTCTGCTTACGCCTACGATGGCGCGGACACTATTTACTTAACCCGTACTGCATCCGGTGCTGTTGTTCGTGTTTTTCGTTATGACTTAAATGCACAACAAATAAATGGAGCCGCTACTACTACCATGCTTTCTGCTGGAGCAACTGCTGGAAATAAAATGGCCCTTATTAACACTGCAACAGGAAACAAGTTCTTATACGTCCTTCAAGATACAGGAACGCAGTTCACTAGAGCCTTAGTCTGGTAACTAAATGGCTATACAGTTTCCAAC